GACTCGAGCCGCGCCACGTTCGCCTGGTTCTCTGCCCGCAGTTGCGCGATCTGTGCCGCGTCTGCGCCCGCCACGTTGTAGACCGGGGCGAAGTTGATGACGTTGGAGCCGCCGAGTGCGCTGTTCGGCGTCACCCGCGATCCCCGCGGCAGGTTGAGCAGTTCCGGACCGCGCTCGCCTACCAGCGACAGGCCGCCCGGAGCGAAAGGAGTTCCGCGGGCGAAGCCGGGAAGCTTCATTCCCTTGAACAGGTTGGAGAAGATGCCGCCGATGCCGGAGGAGATGAGATCGCCGCCGATGGAGGCCAGCATCGAGGCAAAGCCTTCCTTCATTGAGCTCGTGCCCTGCACCACGTTCGCCACCAAGTCGCCGAAGTCGTCGCCCATGTTCCTGAACGCGTTGCTGCCGGTCTGGCCGGCCTTGTCCAGTTCCTCCTGCGCCTGAATGACGGCCCGGTTGTAGGTGTCCCAACTGATGCCACCCTCGACCGCAACGATCTTGTTTAGCTCTTGGATCTTCGCCTGATACTGCTCCATCGGCGTGCGGGTCGCCTCGAAAACCGACGTAACCTTGGCTTGGAATTCCGCCAGATCGCGCGCCGCCTGCTTGGCTTCCTCGCTGAGCTTGGCGCCGCCGCCCTTCTTCGCCCCCTTCGTGGGATCGTAGTTCGGGCTGCGCGGATCGGTGGAAGGAAGGCCGCGGCGATCCTCATAGCTCAGGTCCACCCCTCGGCCCGCCGCCGTGCGAGCATCCTCCGTTTCCGCCAGTCTTCCGATCCTGTCCCGCGCCACGTCGCGCGCGACGTTCGCCCGCGCGTCTTCCTGCCGGGCCAGTTCCCGCATATGGGCAAGACGGCCCGCCTCCGCCGTGGCCTCGCTCAACGCCCCCGTCAGAACGTTCGTCTGCGCGACGGCGCTGGTCAGCATGTCGACTGCGCCGCCGAGGTTGATCCGCAACGCTTCGGCCTCGGGCGGCAGTTGGCCCATTTCGTCCTTTGCTGCCGATAGTTGCTGATAGATGCCGAGAAGCGCGGCCGCCATATCCTGAGCCGTCACAGCAGCCCGGAACGCCTCAATCCGCTCGCGTAGTTCCGTCGCCTGCTCTGCCGGAAGCTTCATGGCGTCAGCCAGAGCCTGCACAGCCACTTCAGCCGATTGGAAGGCCGTCAGGCCCAGCGCCTCGTCGCGCGTCCGCGCCGTCACGATCGCCGCGCCGGTTGCCACATCGCCGAACTTGCCCGCCAGTTCTCCCTGAGAAAGAGCCAGCAGATCGGATGCGGATTTCGCATCGGTCAGCGCCTCGGACAGGCTCTTGAGTGCATCAACCGTCGTCTTCGCGGCATCGCCCGCGCCACCGAAGACCTTCCAGAGCGCGCCGCCGACGCCGACGACAGTGCCGATCCCAACGCCCAGCAGGCCGAACCCACTGAGAAGCTGCGGAAGCTGTTGCGCCAATGCCGTGAAGGCCGAAGTGCCGCCAGCGATCTGCACGGCAACGTCCTGCACCTGAAAGCCGACATTCTGCAAGCCCATCTGGAAACCACGGGTCTGCGACGTTGTCTGCTGGATCGATCGGCCGAACTGCGTGGCCTGCGACGATGCCGACTTCAGCCCCGAGGTGAACTGCGCCGAGTCCACCCCTAGGTTCACACGTAACGCCCCTATGGCAGCTGTAGCGATAGCTCACCTCCACCCGGAGCAAACCGCTCCGGCACAAATTGCCGCAGTTGCCATTTTGTGCCCCTAGAATTTCGCCGCGATCCGCTTATCTTATACACTTAACGTGAAGGGGATCGCGACCATGGACTACATTCTAAAGCCGCTGATTGCCGTTACCTGCGTTGCAGTCCTCGGCGGCGGCTTCCTCTTTTACCAGAATGCCAGCCATTACATCCGCATGGCCGAATGCGACAGGGCGTTGGCCCAGCGCAATAATGCCACCGTGAGCTCGTGCACCAAGAGCGGAGACCTTCCTGCCACCGCAGCCTTGAAGCTCGCCCTAGAGGACTAGCTCGCCCAGCGCCGGATAAGCGCCTCGACCTCCTGCGGCGATTTACGCACCGCTGGTAGTTTCCGCCCGGTGAAGTCCTCGAACTTGGGAAATTTCTTCGTCATCGGCAGCGCCGCGGTGTGCCACGCCAGCCATGCGTGCGCCTCGTGCTCGCGATCGGCTCGAATGCGGGCGGCCTTGAAGTAGGCACTAACCTCGCGCGGCGAAGAGTCCCAGAACAGATCGGGCGGATATCCGCAGGCCACGAACTCGGCGAGAAGGTCTAGCCAGTCGATCTCTTCCCTTTTTTTTCGTCGGCTTCGGCACCCTTCGCAAACGCCGTATTGACCGCAGAAGAGATTATCTCTGGCATCGCCGCCAAGCCGATGTCGTCCATGATGTCGCCAGCCTGATCGATTGTGATATCCGGGTTCTGCCAGCGTAGCCCGCACCAGAGAATAAGCCGCATGTGCCAGATCGGCGGCACCTGATCCATGGACAGGATAGACATGATGTTCTCGCCCGAGACCGTTTCCGCTGAGGCGAAGTCGTTCGTGCGGAACCGAAGCACATACTCAGTGCCGGGTATCCCGTACTCGCCGCGGTGCTCGTTGGCGATCATACCGGGTCAACCCATGTGACGGCGCCAGCCTTCTTGATCGTGAACTGAGCCGTCATCTTGTCATCGACCGGCGCAGTCGGCGCGAAACCCTTGATGAATGCCGGGAACGTCATGCTGGCGCCGTTGGTGAACGTCACCTTATGGCTGCGCGTCTCGCCGCTGACGTAGAGGTCGCGCAGGAATACGTCGGTGTCGTTGCCCGGAATCCAGTTGATCGAGAAGGTGCCTTCGCCGGGGTTGATTAGACCGGCGATGAATTCGCGCGTCCGGTCGGGAGAGGTGTAGTGCGTCACGTCCACCTCCTCGACTTCATCCGCGGGCGGCTCGAAGTCGAAGACCTCGCCGAGTGGGGTGAAGACGGTTCCGGTGGTTCCGTCGTCGATGGCATAGATGGTGCCATAACCGAGTAGAGCTTCCGATGCGGCCATTACAGCGCCTCCTTGTGCTTGACGATCACGTCGCGCGATATCCGGTGGATCGGCCCCGCGCCGGCCGCCGGCTCCTCCGCGCCGTCAAAGCGCGATTCCAGAAAGATGCCCTCGAAGTCGGTGGCGCCGTAGTGGCCGCGATAGCCGTTCAACGTTGGCGCCATCGCCCGATCAACGCCGATGGCCGATCCGTATGACGTGGCCCAGATGTCCGCCTGCACTCGGCTCGTCAGCAGCGTAACAGATGCGCCATAGGTATAATCCGTCACCTCGGATACCGTGGTCAGGACGATGGCCGGCAGCGGCGAACCCTGTGCCCGCCCATTCCATGTGATGCGCGTTCCAACCAGCGCCGTAAGTTCCGGTTCCGCCAAGAGCATGGCGCGCAAGTCCTCTTGCATCGATATCATTTCGCCGCTTTCGCCCTACGCTTCGCCAGCCGTGCCGCCGCCTTGTTAATCTCAAGCCAGAGATCATCCTTGATCCGAGCCAGAAGCGGCTCCTTGCCGGCGTCCCATGCCGGACGGACGAAAGGCTGCGGGCCATGATGCACTGTGCCGAACTCTTGGAAGAAGCCGTAATAGTGGGCCGCGTTCGGTCCTACGAACATCTCGACGGCGGCCTTGTCGTCGGCGAACATCTTCTTATGAAGGCCCTTTTGCCGAGGGCTGAGGTTCGGCGACACCGTGATCCCCGTGCGCAGATCGTCACCCTGCGTAACCGGATCGTCCGGCGCCATGCTGCGCATTGCCTCGGCCAACGGCTGCGCCGCCTTTCTCAACATCCGCGCCACCACTGGCTTCCTCAGCGCCTTCGGCAGTTCGCCGAGGGCTTTCTCGAGTTCCTTCAACCCCTCGATCTGGACGGTTACAGCCGCCATCACTCGGCCCGCGCGCCGGTAGTGAGTTCCTGCCCCTCGTGCCGGCCGATTTCTTTCACGCCTACGATTGCAAAAACTCTACCTTCGTAGGTCAGCCGGTCCTCGGCGGTCACGTCGTAGCCCCAGCGAATGCGCCAGCGCGTGGTGATCTCGGCGGCGACCTCGCCATAGCGGAACCGCTCGCCGTCGCTGATCGGCAGCATCTCGGCCGGTACTGTCGCCAGCGGCGCCCACGTCTCGACCTCGCCGCCGAATGGATCGTCCACCACCGTAGCTCGCTCGAGCGTCACCAGCCTGTCTAGTTTGCCCGCTTCCATGTCACGTCCTTCTCGCCGTCTGCGTCGCCACCGAGCGGCTCGGGCTGGTGGCCTCCGGGCGTTCCGCCGTCTGCTCTACCACCGGCCGGTAGTAACCGAGCGGCGCCCGAACCTGGGTAATCCTCGGTGCCGCCGGAGTGCCGGCATATAGCGTGATCCTTGCCGACAGCGTGACGCCTGCAGCTGTGGCGCTGCTGGTTGCCGAAGCCGTGCCGGCGATGAGACTAAGCCCCGCCGTCTGTATGATCCCCGGAACGGTCGCGCCCCCGGCGCCGTTGGCCGAGCCCGGGAGCATCGATGCCGCCCGGGTGAAGACTTGCCCGGATACCGTCGCGGTGCCGCTCGCCGCCCCAGCGAGAATACCGCCCGGCGCCGTGATCGTCCGCGCGACGGTGGCAGCATCGCCTCGAGCCGTGCCGCCTGTGAGTGTGCCCGATGCCGATAGAGTGCCGCCGAACGCTGTAGCGCCCGCGCCGGCCGCAGCCGTTCCGGGGATAAGGCTTCCGGCCATCGTGAGTGTGGCGCCGGTGACGGTCGGGTTGCGGACGGCGGAAGCGGTGCCAGCGATAATGCTGGTCGCCGTGGTGAATGTGGCGCCCGGAACACTCGCCGAGCCGCCGCCAGCGGCGGTCCCACCTTGCAGCGTTGCGGCTCGGGCCAGTGTTTGCCCGGCGGCGATGGCAGCGCCGGTAGCGGCTCCTGCTGTGAGTGACCCCGCGGCAGTTAGCGTGGCGCCGGATATCGTCCTCGAGGCAGATGCAGCGCCGCTTAGAAGACTGCCGGCAGTGGTGAGCGTTGCTCCGGTGGCCGTCGCATTGCCGGCAGCGGTAGCGGCCCCAGCTATGAAGCTCGCGGCAGTTGTGAGCGCCTGCCCGGAGACGGTTGGGCTGCGAACGCCCGAAGCCGTCCCGGCGGTGAGGCTCGATGCCGTGGTTAGCGTCGCGCCAGCGGCAGTAGGGTTGCGGACGGCTGATGCAGCGCCCGCGATCAGACTTGCGGGGGCGGTAAGCGTGGCCCCGGCCGCCGTGGCGGTGCCGGTGTCGTATTCATAGGCGCCGATATCGACAGCGGCGCCGCTTACCCGCGGGTTGCCTTCGTTGTCGTTGGCCGGCAGGCCGTAAGTCGCGGTGCCGGCATTGAGGCAGGGCGAGCCCGACTGCAGGTGGAAATCGAAGGCGGCCGCGTTGACGAAGAGCGGGTTAGTGGCGAGCTTGTTGCCGTTGCCGACTGTCGGGGTGGCGCAGCCCGGCCCGTTGATGTTCAGGCTCGTGCTGCTGGTATTGTTCGTATGATAGGTGAGATTGTTGAACCAGACCGTCCCGGTGCAGGCTTCCCCGTTGGCGCCCACGGCATAGTTGCCGATCGCGGTGTTTGCCGAACGGCTGCCAGCCCCCGAACTGTCCGCAACCGCGATGTTGTTGGCGAAGGTGTTATTTTCGCCTGCCTGGTTGCTCAGGTCGCCGCGCCACGTCCCTTGGCTACCGTCGATCCCGTTCTTGTAGCAGACGTTGTTCCGGATCGTGACGCCGTTGCACCACGCAATGCCAATGCCTTTGTTACCGTTTCCGTAGGCGATGCAGTTCTCAACCAGACCGCCATAGGGATAGATGACCCCGAGCCAGTCCTCCGGGTCTGGCCCGTAGGGCTGCGTGTGCTGCCAATCATCTATCAAGATGCCGTTGCCGTCAGTCGATCCGCCCGTGGTCCAGTTGTCGTAGACGAGGCAGTTCCGAATAACGTTGCGCGGGCCGGCGGTGGTGGTGTCCCCGGTGATGTTCCGGCTCTGATAGAACGTGATCCCCGAGTACCAGCCGCCGCGACCGTTGCCGTAGCACGTGCAATCCTCGACCGTCAGGAACTCGCCCCAGGGAAGGCTGATGCCGCTGTTGGCGTTGTTGTGGGATATGCAGCGCCGCACCGTGATATGGTGCGAGCTCTTGATCTCGACCCCGTGGCAGTTCGCCGCGGAGGTGTTGATGTCGAGGCCGTCAATTTCGACGTTGTTGATCCCGTCCCCGGTGATGGCGTTCCCGGAGGATGCCCGGAGCAGCACCATTCCCGGGTTTTCCGCCCGCAGGGTCAGGCCGCTGGGGAGGTAAAGCGACTCGTTATAGGTGCCATTTCCGACGATGACCGTGCATGGCATCGTGGACTCATCGATGCCCTTTTCCATCGTCAGATATGGATTGGCAGATGTGCCGGTGCCGGTTGTGTTGTTGCCGGTCTTGCGAACGTAGGTGGTACCGCCAGCGACGGCGACGCCTGCGATAAGGGTGGCAGCCCTCGTGAGCGTGGCACCGGTTGCCGTACCGGCACCGCTTGCCGATGCGGCACCGGCAATCAGATTGCCGGCAGCGGTGATCGTCGCGCCGCTGGCGTTGCCGGCAACGCTGGTCGATAGCGGACGCAGCGCGACCAGACGCGCCGACCATGGATGCTCGCCCGCCGCTGAAGAAGCCGCGTTGCAAGTATGGCTCCGGTTGCCCGTTGCCCCGGCGGTCGGCAGCGCCTCGTCGGCGGCATAGGCGACGACCGTATCCAGCCGCTCGGTCATCCCCGATGGCGGCGTCAGGTTGTTGCTGGTGTCGCCCCAGTCAACCCCGTGCGCGACGATCCACGCGTTATTCGTGAGCGTCGTCAGCCCGGTCCAGGTGCGTGTTGGCCCCTCGCCCCCGCCGTTGATTGTCGAGGTGGCATCCTGTGGCGTAGTCGTATCGACGCCGCGATAGACTTGGATTTGCCCCTGCGAGGTCGCGCTCGCGTGCGTCCAGGTGTAGCTGCCGCTCTCTCCCGAGGCGACCTTGATGAAGGTATGCAGCCGCGACGAAAAGAACGTGTCCGTAAGCGAGCCAGGCGATCCGATCTGCGACCAGCCGCCCGGCGCCGTGAGATCGGTGGGGTATGTCCCGCCGGATCGCCCGAACTGTATCTCGGCGATCATCACGTCGCCGTTAGCGATGCCGGGAGGCGCCGTTACCGTCGTATTGACCCGAGCGGCATAGGTCGTATTTGAGCCGGATATCCGGGCGATGCCCGCAGCCGCCGTCCCCTTCTTGAACGAGGCCGTCCCCATGACGTTCATGACCGGGGTGGCGCTCGAAGTCCAAGACGGCTGGACCGAGGTTGTCGCCGCCACCAGTTCGTAGCCGATGGCCGACGTGTGGATTGTCGCGGTGACTGTCTGTATCGCCAGGGTGTGCGGCGCCGTCGGGGTTAGCGTCACGTTGCCGTTCTGGCATATCCACGACAGGACGATCTCGTCGGCCTGCGCCAGCGTTCCCGTTGCCGGCGTCGGGTAAGGCGTCGTCAGGTCGGCGCTGGTATTTGCCGGCGCCGCGTCCAGCGGGCTCGGGTCAAAGTATCCCTCGAACGCCACCGCCTGCACGACAACGTTGTTGCTGCTGGCAGTGGCGGCGAAGTTAACCGCCGTGAGGGTGCCGCCATTCGACACCCACGCGTAGAAGGCTCGTCCGGTTACCACTCCCGCGTCGGTGCCCGCATTGACCGCGGTATAGGTGTTCCCGAGGTTGTCGGTTACAGCGGAGACAGTCAGGGTCGTCTGCTCGGCGAGGAACGCAACGATCAGGTCGCCTTGCGAAACCCCAACCGATCCCACCGCTGTGGTCGGATTTGTGATCGAAGCCGCGTTGAAGAAGAGCGTGCCGCGCACACCGCCGAAGGCCATTTAGACTTCCTTCGCTCGCTCAACCTCGGTGTAGTCCGGCGCGGTATTCTCGACCACCCACCAGAGGGCGCGTGGGTAGGGTACGATGACCGATGCCGCGCCGATGTTCTGCCACCCGGCAGGGAAGTCCCGCGGGCGTACCTGCGAACGATGAGGCTGGATCAGTTGGTAGCCGTTCGGACCGTCCGTCGCCTGAGACGGCAGGGCGTACCAGACCTGCGCCGCCCATGCCGTGTAGCCGACCGGTTGGACCTTCGTCCAAAGGCTCTGCGCGATGCCCGGCGCCCAGTTGGGATCGCCCGCGGCACTATGCGCCTGGTCGCATTTCCACGACGCGCCGGTATGCGATCGCAGCTCGCCCAGCTTATAGGCAACCGGCGCCTGCGCCGTGCCCACTTCCCACGGTGCCCAGCCCGAAGGCATCTTT